CCTTAAACCTACTATTCTCTAGAAAATGAGCATCCTTCGGGGTGCTTTTTTTTTAAACAAAAAGACGTACTAATTTAATATAGTTGTGATTTACATTAATAAAGATGAGGTTAACAATATAGTTCTAACACTAAGCGAGGTTAGTTCTTTGTCTAATCCATTCTATTTATTTGTTTTTCAAAACGAAATGAACCCCGAAAGCGAACCAATTCTATTTAGTTCCCCCGACATTTCAACTTATCCCGAACGATTTAATCAATTCTTACTAGATGAGCCTGTAGACGTTCAACTAATTAAAGGTCAATATTCCTATTCAGTTTATGAAGCTATAACTGCCCCTACTGAAATTGAAGATACAACAGGAATAGTAATTGAAGAAGGTCGAATGGTGGTTTCAGGTGCGCTTATAAACTCAATTTACGACTAACTTATGGCATGGTATAATATATTCAAACAAAGTGAAAACAAAACTATTGAAGTTGTCGAAGGCTATCAATCTTTTAGTACACCGTTTAGCAAAATTGGTGGCGGAAATTTATCCTTACCTTATGTAAACGGACGTTACCAAGTCGCAGGTTATATCCCCTTTGGAATCGAAAATTTATATCCTGAAACTTTGAATCAAATGTATTATTCTAGTCCATTACATGGTGCAATAGTTGATTACAAAACAAATGCTGTAATTGGTGGTGGGTTTAATATCATGATTGATAAGTTAACAAACGAGGAAAAAGTTGATTTGTACGCATTTGAAAAAAAGATTAAACTTAAAAAGATTGCCCCAATAGTTACAAAACAGCTAGTTATTCATAACAGGGTTTACTTTAAATTGTGTTTTTCAGATAAAGGAAAATTAACCAAAATAGAAAACCTTTCACCAGAAAAATTAAGACGTTCACGTGATGGTAAAACGTACTTTATTTGCGAAGACTGGGCATCTAGAATAGACGTTTTAGAGATTGTTCCATACCATCCATTAAATAAAGAGTACGAACAGCTGTTTATATACGAGTTACCGTGTATCGGTCAAGACTATTACCCACTTCCGCAGTATTCAAGTGCTTTAAACTTTGCGTTTTTGAGTGGTGAATTGAGTTATTTAGCAAAATCTAACATACAAAATGCTGTTTTCCCTTCATTCGCGATGATGTTTCCTAAACGTCCACAAAGCGAAGAAGAAAAAAACGTACTACGTAGAACCATTGACAAGCTAAAAGGCGCTGAAAACGCAGGGAAAGCGGTTGCATTCTTTGCAAATAGTGCTGAACAGATGCCAAAGATTGAAAGTTTACCAACTAACTCAAACGATAAACTTTTTCAAGAAGCATCGAGTTTGAATACAGAACAGATTTGTTTTGCTCACACTATCGACCCAATATTAATGGGAGTTCGTACAACAGGTTCTTTGGGTTCGGGTTCGGACATTAAACAAGCCTATGTAATATTTGAAAAAAACGTAGTTAAACCTTTGAGAGAAAATGTCGAAGATATATTTAATGAGTTGTTGCATATCGCAAAAGTAAAAGGTGAGTTAAAAATAAACAACTTTCAAATCATTAACGAAACGATTGTTGAAGTTGAAGAAAGTGCATCTAAAACAAGTGACGCGTTAAACTCTTTGAGTCCATTGGTAGCTACAAAAGTTCTTGGTTCAATGACTCCAAACGAAATCAGAGCCCTTGCAAGTTTGCCACCTATTGAAGGTGGTGATATTGTGCCTAGTACAAACCCTGAAACACCTGTTGTATAATGCTTTACTTTATAACTGAAAACTACCTAAAAACGAACACGCCAATAACAGCGAATGTTGACGTAACAGACGTAACACCGTACATAGCTACACAGGCACAGCTTCGCGTTATGCCAATATTAGGCACTACGTTTTTTAATTATATGCTTCAAGTCTATAATGACCAAACAGCAACGAATGATGAAGAAACTTTAATCAAATTTATACAGCCTATTATAGCGTGGCGTTCTGCTGAAGATGCAGTTTTCGGTTTAACCTACCAACTTAAAAACAAAGGTCTTCAAACTCAAAACGGTGATTTTTCTAGTTCAGTAAGTCAAAGAGAAGTAGCTTTTGGAATGGAGCATTACGCACAAAAGGCAGCATTTTTTGAAGAGCGATTAATTAAGTATCTAATCAAAAATAAATCATTGTACCCTGAATTTATTTCACTTGAAAATAGAGATACAGATTTACGTCCTATGATTGATTGTCATGGATGTACGGGCTGCTGTCATGGCACTTGTAACTACGAACACGGTAACGGATATAACACTCAAATTTTAATACTTTAACATGAACGAATTTATTACACAAATCAAAAAGAACGGAGCAGTAGGAGTTTTAGCGATGTGGCTATGGTATACACATACGGAAGTACAGGAACTTAAACAGCGTTTATATGAATGCTATGGTAAACAAGTTTCAATTGACTTGGATATAAAAGATAATCCGACTTTCGCTATCAAACCAAAAGACGAACTAAACGAGCGTAAAAAAAGACTTGAAGCATGAATTACGACTGGTTATATAATGAAGGCGCACCACGTTTATTAGTACAAGCTATTAAACATATCGGAGTTAAAGAAGTTGAAGGTAAAAAACACAACCCTATAATCTTAAATTGGGCGCGTGAACTATGCTTAGACAAAGTTTATAATGCGGACGAGATTCCTTGGTGTGGTTTATACATAGCGTATATATGCAAAATGGCGGGATTAGACGTAGTTTCAAAACCTTTGTGGGCGTTATCATGGGCAACGTGGGGAAACGAAGCGACAGAGCCAATGTTAGGCGATATATTAACATTCAAAAGAGACGGTGGCGGTCACGTAGGAATTTATGTAGGTGAAGACAAAACTCACTATCATGTTTTAGGCGGCAATCAGGGCAACTCAGTAAGCGTTTCACGTATCGCAAAGAATAGATTATTTAAAGCACGTCGTACTGCGTGGAAAATTGCACAACCTGCAAACGTTCGAAAAGTACATTTAGAAGCAAAAGGAGTAATAACAACAAACGAAAAATAAAAATGGCAAAGAAAAAGAAAATTGATGTTGACGTGCAAGTGAATGATACACACGTTGAAATTAAAAGAGATGAGAAAGAATCGAAAGTATTATTAGATTCAAACAAACTAGACATTGAAGTTACAAAGACGGATGACAGCTTAGAGGTGAAAGTTGAGGCACAAAATCCGTTTTTGGGCTTCGCAGGAAAAATATTAGGAAGATATATTTCTAAGAAATTAAAATAGTTATATTTGTACTGCTTTTTCATAATGGTTTAATTGTTAAGAACCCCTTTTAACCGAGGGGTTTTTTTATTGCCCAAAAAAAAATTAAAAAATATTTGATAAAATAGTTGTTATTCTAAAAAGAATATATATTTTTGTCAAAACAATTAATCTAAACAACATGAAAAAACACTTTACAACTTTACTTGACCAAGTAACACCAGCAAACGATGAGCAGAAAGAGTTTTTAAGCACGATTTTAGGCTTCTGGACGTTCTTATTTGCATTGATTGGTATATCTTATTCACTTTTAAATTTAATGCCATGAGAAACGATAAAAAAAGCAATCCGACATTATTAGAAATATTAAACTATTGGTTGGAGCAGGAAAAGAAAAACGTAGGTAGAATGAATATAGCGCATTATATGAAAGTATGTAGTGCGAAAGCCTATGATTTAAGATGGAATGAAGATTCTAAAACATGGACTCAAATTTTTAAATAATAAGTTATGAAAACAGCTATTGATTGGATATATGAGCAACTGGTTACAAGTGATAAAAACAAGTTTTCAAGTGATGACTTAGAAAGAATTTATGACCAAGCTAAACTAATTGAACAAGAACAATTACGTACTATGCATTTAATTACATGGATGAATAAAGAATTAGATTTTGATAATTATTATTTTGAAACTTATGAAGACCAAAGAAGTAACATTAACGATTGAATACAGCACGTTTGATGACTTGCAAAACATATTAGACCGTGTTTATAAAGAACTTACGCAAGGAAAAGAATATTTTGAGGACGTAATTCATACCGATAACGGTAAACGGTTAATTCATTTTATGCAGAAATACAAACAAATGCGTACTTTTAAAGTAGTAAATTCAAATTCAATAATTGTAAAAAGTAAGATATGACACCAAGAGAACTTGCGCTTAGCTTAACAGAAGATTTCTTTATAGGATTAGAAATTAAAAGCTACAAAAAAGCGATTAATTGCGCTATATACACAGCACACCAACGAATTCAAGAAACGTTTGACATTGAAAGAATTAAATATTTAAAACAAGTAGTAATTGAATTAGAAAAGCTATGAAAGATAGTATTGTAGAATCCGTTATTAGGCAATTTAAAGAACGCTCAGACGTTGGAATACAGAAATACGGAGTAACATTAGACAGAAACGATTTAAGCACGTTAGAATGGATAAATCACGCACAACAGGAAGCTATGGATTTTGTTCTTTATTTAGAGAAACTAAAACACGAACTAAAATGAAGTTGTATTATCCTAGACAAAAATACGAATACCGTAGATTGTTACGTTGGAAGAAAAAAGTAAACATATCTAATAATTTTTATAAGAATTTTGAGTTTGATTAAATAATAATTATTATATTTGTATTCGAGTTCATCCTACATTATAAACTCGATAAGGTATTATTGACCCTTTGAATGAATGTGAGGTAGGATGCACAGGATTTCAAGGGGTTTTTTTATTTAAAATTTTTAAAAGATGAAATTAACATTTACAATTGAGTTTAACAGAGGTAATGAAGCTACTGTATCAATTTATGAAGAAGAACAAACAGTAACTATTGATTTTGGAGAAGAAGATTATCAGTTTTCTTTTGAAGAATTTGATACGTTAATTAATTTGTTTTACAAATTTAATCGCATTAAAAAAATAAAATGAGCGGTTGGATTAAAATACATCGCAAGTTTTTAGACTGGGAGTGGTTTAATAAAAGCGAAGCTGTGCATTTGTTTATATATTTAGTTTTAAAGGCTAATCACAAAGATGGACAATGGCAAGGAATTGATATTAAAAAAGGTCAGTTTATTACGTCTTTCGGTAAGATTTCAACCGATACAGGAATCAGTTTACAAACGATTAGAACACTTTTAAAAAAGTTTAAAAAAACAAATGAAATTAACATTCAAACAACAAACAAGTTTAGTATCGTAACTATCTGCAAATATGAATGTTACCAGCAAGAAAACGAACCAACTAACACGCTACTAACAAACGAACAACAAACAACTAACAAACAACTAACAACAAACAAGAATGATAAGAATGAAAAGAAATTTATAATACCAACTTTTAACGATGTTTTAGAATATTGTATGCAAAACAATTTAGACGTTGATGGAGTAAAATTTATTAACTTTTACGAATCAAAAGGTTGGATGGTAGGTAAAAACAAAATGAAAGATTGGAAGGCTGCTGTTAGAACTTGGGTAAAACCTAAGCAACAAGTTGAAATTTCACCAGAAGAACTTAAAGCGTATAAACTTGGATTTCTAAAACCTAAACAATGATAACACAAGAAGGCGATTGCTTACAATATTTACTCGATTACAAAGACGGCAAAATAAAAGACGGATTAATGATAGGTTGCGATTTGGATGAATATATTAGATTTAAACCTAATCAATTAAACATTATTCTAGGACATGACAACGTAGGTAAAACTTACTGGATAAATTGGTACTTCTTAACACTTGCTCTTAAACATGATTTAAAGTTTTGTATTTGGAGTGGTGAAAACAAAAAAGCTACAATACTTCGTGACTTATTACAAATGTATTACGGAATAAGATTTAAGGATTTAACCTACCAACAAATAACATCAGGAACAACAATCTTAGAACAGCAGTTTAAATTCATAAGCAATAAAAACCTTTACAAGCCAAGTGAATTATTGAAGTTGTTTGAAGAAAGTGAATGTAATGTAGCATTAATTGACCCATTTACAGGTTTAGATAGACAAATGGATTTTCAAAGTAATTACAATTTCTTAAATTCATGCCGAGATTTTTGCAATAAGTTTGGAGTTACGATATACATAAACACACACCCTAATAGCGAAAGTGGGCGTAGTAGTAATATTTACCAAGAAGGTGAGTATAAAGGACATTTAAAAGCACCTTTAAAAGACCATATCGAAGGTGGTAAAGCATTCTCTAATCGTTGCGATGATTTATTTGTAATACATAGACTAGTAAAGCACGAAACAATGAAATACGTAACATGGGTGAATGTTGAAAAAGTTAAAGACATGGATACTGGCGGTAAACATACTGCATTGAATGACCCTATAATGTTTGATTTTAACGCAGGATTAGGATTTAAAGTTAACGGAATTGACCCTTTGCAAAATGTAAGACCTAAAATGTCAAATAGCTTCCCAACTAAAATACCCAAACAAGAACCCGATATAGTAAACGGAAAAGAATTACTTTCTTTTAGTGAAAAAATGAAACAAGCACCTTTTTAATTATGAAAACAATAAATAGCCTTAGCGGTGGTAAAACTTCAAGTTATATTGCGGCAAATTACCCAGCTGATTATAACATATTTTCACTTGTAAGAACAAATGATAAAAAGTGTTTAGTTCCTGATGCTAAAATAAGACAAATCGTAAGCGATAAAATAGGAACTGAATTTATAGGGACATTAGAAGAAGATACTATAATTTACACGATGTTAGATTTAGAACAGTTTATAGGTCAAAAAATAGATTGGGTCAGTGGGATTACATTTGATGAGGTAGTTAATGGTAAATTTGGTGGAGTTTTGCCAAATAAATTAAGAAGATATTGCACAACTCAAATGAAGTTAGTTCCTATATTTAATTGGTGGGAAAAAAATATTAATAAACCTGTTGAAATGCGTATAGGGTTTAGAGCCAATGAAATGAATCGTGCTAATAATTCATTAGAAAAATTAAATAAAAATGGGTTATTAGAATTTAAAACTATTATTGGAAAATCAAAAAACGGAAGGAATAAATGGAAAAATATTGAGTGGCAAAAACCTGAATTCCCATTAATTAATGATGCTATTTTTAAAGATACTATTGAAGAATTTTGGAAAGATAAACCAGTTAGATTTGCCTATATGAATAATTGTGTAGGTTGTTTTAATCGAAATGAAATGCTTTTAAAATATATGTCATTAAAAGAGCCTATAAAATTTCAATGGTTTATAGAACAAGAAAAAAAACGAATAAAAAAATATGATACTTGGAAACAAAGCGGACATATTACATATGAACAAATAAAAAATCATAAATTACAATTAGATTTGTTTGATGAGGATTTTAACGAATGCGATTCAGGATATTGCGGATTATAACAATCAAAAACACGAATAAATGGATGAATTGAACATTATATCATGCAGAGTAGCAATACAAACTACTTACTTAAAGATTAAACAAAGTCTCGACGAAATAAAAGAAAAACACGGACAAAGAACCGATTTAATTAATTCAATGGAAAGAACCTTACTAGACATTCAAGAAATTAGTTTAGTTTACTCAGAACTTGAAAAAGAATTTCGTTCAGCTGTTTCAAGTCAATACAGGCTAGAGCATCAAAACATGGATTTAAAATTTAGAATTAAAGACTTAGAATCACAATTAAAATTTAAAAATATTGAACTATGACCAGGGAAGAAAAATGCCAACTTGCAAAAACACGCGGTTACTCGTATAACGTTGAAACAGGGCAAGTCGTAAATAAACACGGAAAACAAATAAAGAAAAATATTAAAGGATATACTACAATTCAAATGAAAGTACAGGATAAGACCTTTTATTTATACGGTCATCATTTTGCTTGGTGGTCTACTTATAACGAATGCGTGTTTGAATTAGACCATATTAACGGGATTAGAAACGATAATCGAATCGAGAATTTACGCAGCGTTACAAGAAGCCAAAATCAATGGAATAGACTAACTGCAAAAGGTTATTCTTTGAATAGATTAAAAAATAAATACGAAGCGCATATTAAATTTAATAATAAAAGAAAGTTTTTAGGTTTATTCGAAACAGAAGAAGAAGCAAGAAACGCATATTTAGCAGCAAAACAAATATATCACGTAATATGAGATGCCGCCATTGTAAAACTAAGTTTGAGCCTATACGCTTTAACATGAAGTACTGCTTAGAACCTGAATGCGTACGTGTTTGGGTAGAATCTGAAAAGGCGAAACAATGGAAAACAAAGAAAGCCAAAGCGAAGTTAGATTTAATGACTTTATCAGATTACCTTAAATTAGCCCAAATAACGTTTAACAAGTACATAAACATACGTGATAAAGGTAAACTATGTATAAGCTGTCAAAAACCGATTACAGGGCGTGTAAACGCTTCGCATTTTTGGAATGCAAATAACCATTACAACGTTCGATTTAATGAAGATAACGTTCATAGCTCCTGCATTACGTGCAACCAGTTTTTGTCTGGTAATCTTTTGGAGTACAGAACGCGATTAATTGAAAAGATAGGGGAGCAAAGATTTAATGTTTTAGAATCAGAAAGTAAGAAAACACGGAAGTTTACCATTGAAGAACTAAAAAAAATAATAAAAGAGTATAAATTAAAAATCAAACAACATGAAACCAACTAAAGAAATGGAAAAGAAACTACTAGCATTGTGCGGAGTGTTACCTGTACTTGCTGATTTTATCGAAGATTTAAACATGGAACACGTTTTTACAAAAAACATTAAACGAAAAGCTAATTTGTTACTTGAAGAAATCAGAAAGACGGATGATGGAATTTTAAAACATACAACGATCGAAAGCCAAACACAACAGATAGACATTCAAATTGCATTTAGACAATGGGTGCAAGAAAATTTTAACTAAAAAAAAGTTAAAAAGATATTGTTATTCAATAAAGAATAGTTATATTTGTAAAACAATTAAATTATACGTTATGAAAAAGTTATTAGAAATTCAGGCAGAATTAAAATGTCCAAAGGGAAGTTTAAACAAGTTCGATAATTACAAGTATCGTAGCGCTGAACAGATTTTAGAATCAGTAAAACCATTGTTACAAAAACACGGAGCTATTTTGACTTTAACCGATGATATTGTTCAAGTTGGTAGCAAGTTATTTTTAAAGGCAACCGCAACTATTTATTTTACAGAAACACCGAATGTAACAGTAAACGGATTTGCAGAACTTGGAGAACATAAAGGAATGTCAAGTGAGCAATGCACCGGTACGGCTTCAAGTTACGCACGTAAATACGCTTTGAATGGTTTATTTTTAATTGATGAAACGGAAAGCGACCCCGACTCAAAAGACAACACAAAGACGGAAGTAAAAAAACCTGCAATAGATAACGCACGATTTGAAAAAGCTATCGAATCAATAAGAAATAGTGAATTTAGCGTAGAGCAATTACAAGCTAAATTTGAATTAACTGAGTTACAAAGCAAAGCATTATTACTTTTAAATCAATAGTCATGGGAAAAAAACCTCAAAAAGCAACTACCTTAAAATGGTTCAATGCATTAAATGAAATTAAAAATGAGTTAAACAATAATAACCACGTTACATTTCAAGAATTTTTATCAAAACATAATATTTCAGCATTATGGAGAACATTTCTACTAAGTAATAATATTTTATATAAAGAAAATGGATTTTACAAATGGAATGAGAAAATTCCAGTATCGTATAAGTTAATAGAAAAATTTAGAAATTTTGTTCATAAAGAAAATTATATAAAATATAATAAAGAAACTCCTAATTTGTTTAATATGCCAAGTTCAGCAAAACCACCAAAAACTAGAAAAACACGAACGCCAAAAGTTGAAGTTCAAGTTAGTACCAATCCAAAAAGTGAATTAGGGCTTATTCGTTCATTTTTTAAATGGTTATGGTAATGAAAATACGAGCTTCACAATTAGGAAAAATAATGACTTCCCCTAAAACCAAAGGGGAGGTTTTATCTAAAACTTGCAAAACGTACATTCAAGAATTAGCAATTGAGCATAAATACGGAATACGTAAAGAGTTTTGGAGCAGATATACCGACAAAGGCAACGAATGCGAAGAAGAAGCTATAGAACTTGTAAACGATGTTTTGAACTTAGGGTTTATCTTTAAAAATGACGAGAATCTAAACAATGATTGGATTACAGGAACGCCTGACGTAAACACGAATGAAATTCTTTTAGACGTAAAAACAAGTTGGGATGCAACTACTTTTCCATTTTTCGAAGATGAAATACCAAACAAAGACTATTACTATCAGTTGCAAGGTTATATGTGGCTAACAGGTAAATCTGAATCACTTTTATGCTATTGCCTTGTTAATACACCTTTTCAAATAGTAGAAGACGAAGTTAGGCGTGAACATTGGAAGCAAAACCTAATAGATGAAAGTTTAGATGTAAGGGACTTTGTACAAAAGAAACATAACTTTGACCATATACCAAAAGAAAAGCGTTTAAAAGCGTTTAAAATAGCAAAAGATGAAGAAGTAATTGAACAAATTAAACAAAAAATAGAGTTAGCACGTGAATATTATAATAAATTAATGATTGAGTTATGAAAACAGCAGTAGAATGGTTGGTTGAAGAATTAAAAGGAGTTTATGAAAGTGATTACTTAAATAAACTTATTGAACAAGCCAAAGAAATGGAGAAAGAGCAGATAATAAATGCTTGGAGTGATGGTAAATTTGAATCAAGTGGTTGTATAGAAGCAGAACAATACTACAACGAAACCTTTAAATCAGAATAGAATGAAAGCAAGTGAATTAAGAATTGGAAATTTATTAAGAGATAAAGTTTCAAAAACCGAATTAGAAGTTATTGAATTATATGAAAATAATATTATAACAAAAGTTATTGATAGGTCAAAATTCCCATTAAAAGACGGGTGGGGCATTGAATACATTCCACTAACCGAAGAATGGTTATTGAAGTTTGGGTTTGATAAAAAAGGAAATAAAGGAAAGTTAAACGTAATTTTAAGTGGTAATTTTGGTTATAAAAATGGCAAGACTTACTTTAATTCTTGGGTTATTTTAGAATCACAGCCTAAATACGTTAACCAACTACAAAACTTATACTTTGCATTAACAGGTGAAGAGTTAATAATTAAATCAGAATAGAATGAAAAACGAATTAAAATTAATGGGTTACTATATAAACGTAACTAGAAAAGACCAAGTAGTACAAATCAAAGACTTACAACGTAGTAAAGTATGGTATGAAGTAATAAGACAAAATGACTTAAACACAATTAAAGAGTTTTGTTGTACAATTGAAAGATTTAATAACCTATATATTCCAAGACCATGAGCAAAACAAGCGTAAAAAGTAGAATCGAAGTCTTAAAAGGATGGCTTCAAATTATAAACCCAGTAAAATATATTTAAAAAATGGAAAAAAGAGACAACAGCGGAGCGTTATTTACTAACGACAAAAGAGAAAAAGAAACGCACCCACACTATCAGGGAAAAGCAACTATTAACGGAGTTGAGTATTACGTTTCGGCTTGGGTAAAAGACGGAGCAAAAGGTAAATTTCAATCTTTAAGTTTTAAACCAGTTCAAGAAACAGCGAAACAACCACAAAAGAGCGGTTTTGATGACTTTTTAAGTAACCTATGATAGAAAGTAAGATACTAAGTAATGTAAACGACGTAACGCGAAATTTGATTAATGATTATTTACAGAAACACGGAATAACATTAAACGCTTTTTCTAAGTTAGTCGGAATAAACCAACCGATACTTTTTAAGTTTGTGAATTATAAAAAAAATGTAAGCACAAAAACGATTGAAAAGGTAGGTAAATTCTTTAATCAGTAATAAATAGGCTCGGCAAAGCTCAAATAAAGTATTCAGATAGTTACCATTAGAACACTTACTGAATCATTTTTAAGGCGGAACGTAAAAAACTCCGCTTTTTTTTATTAGACGTTATTCTTTTAATTATATTTGTAAAACAATTAAACTTAAAATTATGAAAGATTTATTTTACAGCTGCGAGGAATGCGATGGATGGGGATTCGTAACCATTGATTTAAACGATACTCATATACCGTATGAACAAAACACTATTGATTATGAATGTATGTCATGTAGTGGCAAAGGAAAGGTATTACATGAAGACGAATATCAAATGAAACTAGATGGAGTTACAGAAATGATTGAGGGTATGGAAACACGGATTGAAGGACTTTCAAGAATAGTAATGAAAGCAAAGAACCCAGTACCATATATTGAACGTTTAAAAACTTTGTCATGTGGTTTATATAGACTTAAAAACTATAAACAAAAATTGCTTAATTTAGCATAAAAAAAAGCATGGAGTTAATACTATTGTTAGCGGTTGCGTGGTGGTTAGTCAGTTTTGAGCCTTTGCAGTTGTTTATTGACCATATTTTTAGGCAGTTCCCTATTACAAACCTTTCTAACTACATACATTCAAGTCTAGGTTGTTGGAAGTGTTCTTCATTTTGGACAATTTTAATATATTCAGGTAGTTTTCAACTAGCTTGTTTAGGAGCGTTAACAGCATTTATAATAAATTTATGTTTGAACAGGCTGAACTTGAAGTAATAAACGAGATTATTAACGCCACAGAGGTAGTTAAATACTCAAAAGTAAGTCTTAATAGACTTAAAAAGATTAAAGAGCTTAAAACAAAGAAAAAAGATGGTGAGTGTTTTTGTTCAAATGTACGTAGGCGTGTTTGGTTTAAAGATTTTGTAAGTTGGTTTGAAAGCAATTCTTGACAAATACCTATCAAAGCATTACGAGGATGTACGAAAATACACTAACTATTTTTTGGTGCGTATGAAAAGCCGAATTAGTGCAGATGTTGTCATAAATAATAGCTACATATATTTAGTTGGATTGAAAACGAATATAAACACGGAAGACCAAATGAAAGCCTATTTATTTAATACGATAAAAAAGCAAATTATTTGGAATACTAGCCAGTCAAATAAAGATGAGCAAATAACAGCGTTTGAAAACACGAATGTACAGGAAGCTGAAGACAACACCGATTTACAGGATAAAATAGAATTAGAACGTAAATACCAACTTCACAAATCATGTATAGAGGTTTATAGAAACAATATTGACGACAGAATTAAGTTATTAATATTTGAGGCATACTACGACAAAGGCTATTCAACAGCTCGAGCAATGGGAAAGTATTTTGATTTACCTTTTACAACTGCTCATTTTTGGATTAGAGAAATAAAAAATGATTTACTTATAATTAAGAAACAGCATGAGAATTAAAGACGAATACAAGGGTAAAACGATTGTTAAATACAATTCTGTTTTAGGTGAACAAAAAATAATAGTTGATAAGTTAGATGTTACACGCTTTTCCTATTATCAATCAATTGGATTAGGTTATATATTCGAACCCGAACCAATTAATTACACAGGAATAGACGAAGAACCAAAGGCAGAACCTAGAAAAAGACGAAAGAAAAATGGATAAAACACAAAAAGTAATAGATTTTATAAACTCAATATCTTCTAAACACTTAAATAAAAATAAAACTAAGATTGAAATGCCAATAAGCGAGTATTACAACCTATTACAAGGAGTTAGACAAATAATAAACGAAAAAAAATGCCAAAACCTAAACTAATAGAAACACCCGAAAAACTATATTCTTACTTTGAAGAATACAAAGAATACATAAAGACGAACCCAAGAACTATTGATAAAGCACTACAAAGCGGTAAGATAGCAAAAGAAACATTAAGAGTACCTCTAACAATGGACGGATTCGAAGTATTCTGCTATCAAAAAGGATTTACCGTTGAACATTATTTTAGAAATAGTAATGATTCTTATGGCGAATATTGCACTATCTGCTCATTAATAAAGAAAGAAATACGCGCTGACCAAATAGAAGGCGGCATGGTAGGTCAGTACAATCCATCAATCACTCAGCGTTTAAATAACCTAACTGAAAAGACTGACATTACAACCGATGGCAAAGGAATCAACGAAATAAAGGTTAATATTATAAAACCAAGTGACACAAACGAAAACTAATTGAAACCATAAACACGGGTTGAGTATAACCATACTATGAAAAAAATGTGCAAATGG